CATTCCGCCTGGAATATGTTCAGATTCTGTTTTTAATACAGGTTCTTTAAGAAGTGCATTGTTGTTTATTCTACCAAGATAGCCAGCTTGTTTCTGAAACCACGCTTGTGATTCAGCTGTTCTTGGTGTGATGCCTTTACGAAAGGCTGCTAGTTCTAGTTTTTGAAATAAGTTACTCATAGCCTTATTTATACTACTTTTTTCGTTTTACGTATGGTTTTAATGGTTTAGTAGATTTAGGTTTAATACCCATACGTTCAAGCGTATTCTCTGTCCATACGACAAACTTCCATCCACGTTCCTTTGCAAACCTTTCAGCAGCTTTCCATTTGTTTTGATTTTTGACATAATCCATAGACTCTGATATGTATCGTTTTGTCTTACGTCCCTGGTACACGGGCGGCCGGGTCTGCTTATCAGGCTTTACTTCGATTAACCACGTTTCATTGTTGTTAAACTTTATTTTAAGATCTACAAAATATCTGTGATAACGCTTATCTACATCCCATAAATAAGGTATAACGACTTCTTCTGAAGACCATTTCAATACTTGTGGATTATTGTCGCACCATTTAAAACAGTGCTTCTCCCATAGGGATCTGTATACTACTTTAGACGAATCACCAGTATACTTTGTAGGATTTTTAGGTTTGTATTTTCCGCTATAAGCCATGTAACTCTGTATAAATAGAATCAAAGTAATATTTATAAGGCTAAATCTATGGCAAATATCCAAGAACTTTATGATCGATTCAAAGGTCCTAAATCCGGTAGTAAGTTAGTTTATCCGTTAGAGAATCAATCTGATTATCTTGGCAGAATAACATTTACACCTATCCAAGAAGCAGACTTTGATTTGCCTGACGAAAACTTAAAAGACTTGGCCACTGATTTTATAAAAAAAGGTAAAGATGCAATAAAGGATGGAGCAGCTGCTGCTTGGCAAGGAGTAAAAGATTACTTATTTGTTGACGGAGACAAGGAAGGTGAGTTTGACCAAGAGTTAATAGATAAACAAAAGACTAATATGCTTTATGGCATAACAGCCGGTGGTTCAAAGGTACAGGCTTCTGCCGGCGGTGGAGCTGCAGAAGCACTACTAGCGTTGAACACAGACAGCAGAATTTCTTTATATCTCCCTAGAGCAATACAAATTCAAGATACTGTATCATACGATAATGCATTTCAACTTGGACTTATAGGTGGTGCAATTGAAAAAGGTCTAAGTGGGGGCCAAGGAGTTGCTGCATCCGCGCTTGGTGCAGTTGCCGGTGAAATAGCTGGTATAGGCAACAGCCTGATTGGAAATGCTTCAGGCGCCGGTATGAGTAAAGAAGCTGCCGGAATTATTGCTGGAAAAGTTGCTGCTATGGCTCCTAGAATAGGTGATGCAGCCGGCGGAGCAGTACGAGGTGCAACACGACTTACTACAAATCCAAATACTCGTGCGTTATTTAAAGATGTTCCAATTCGTAACTTCTCTTTTGCATTTCAGTTATTACCTACGAGTCGAGCGGAAGCAAGAATAATAGAAGAGATTATTTCAACATTTCGTACTGAACTCTATCCAGAAGCAATAAGTGCTTCTGGCGTAAATATTGGTTATAGATTTCCAAATAGATTTTTAATTAAAGTAAAATATAATAATAAAGAAATTCCTGGTATCAGATTTTTACCAGTGTATTTACAATCTTTTAACGCAACTTATAATTCTGCTACTGGCGGTATGCACAATGATGGTAGATTTACATCTGTTGATATTAGTCTAGCATTTACAGAAACAAGAGCAATTGCAAAAGCAGATGTAAAGGAAGGTTTCTAATGGCTGAGTTCTTTAAAAACTTTCCACTTGTTGGTTATAATTTTGGTAATGAAGTAAATTCAACATTATTTCAAAACTTAAGTGTCTATATAAAAATAATAGATGAAATATCAGATGATATAGCTTTCTATACAACTCTCTTTATTCAAGATTATGATAGACCCGATTCTCTTTCGTTTAAGTTATATGATACAACTCAATTTTATTGGACATTCTATTATCTTAATACTGATATACGCGAAAGCGGGTGGCCATTACCTTATCAAGATCTATTGCCGAAGGCAAAGAAAGATTATCCACATCGTACAGTCACAACCACAGGCGATATATCTAAAACATTTTTACCAGGTCATACTGTAACTGGTTCTGTTTCTGGTAGTACAGGTACAGTAATAAAAAGATATTTAGATCTTGGACAAATCATTATTGATAGCCCAAATAACTTTAATGCTGGAGAAGTTCTTACACCTTCTATTAATGGTGTTGCACAAACCGGAGATGTTATTCTTGTAACATCTGATACTGAACAATATAATTCAACTCATCATTACGAAAATTCAAGTAACGAATATGTTGATATTGGATTAGTGCCATCAGGCACGGGCACAGGTGCATTTCCGACTGTATCATCATTTACTCCGATTACATACTTTGAACGTATTACTGCAAAGAATGATTCACTCAAAGAAATAAAAGTTTTAAGTCCAGATGTTGCTGCTCAAGTGAAAACAGAATTTAATAAATTATTATTAAGAGGATAGCAGTATGGCTAAAGCACAATCTGCCGTAGACTACACTCTAATAAGCTTTATGGTTAGCTCACATAAACATGACTTACCAATAGAGTTAGCTGCAAGTGTAGATGAAATTGAGTTATTTGAAAACATGGATTTACCATATCTGACCGGATCTTTCACAATGAAAGATGATATGAGATTTTATGACGGTGTAAACGTAAACGGCACTGAAAAAATTACTATTATTATAAAATCGCCTCAAGACGATAATTTCATGACAAAAACTTTTTCAATACTAGGAATTACTTCTGCAACAAAATCTGCCGATAACATAGAAGCAATGGAAATAAAAATAATAGAAAATAACTGCTTTAATGATAATTTAATGCAGATTAATAAAGCTTATACTGGTACTCCTGATATTATTATTGCAAAAATATTAAAAGACAATTTAAATATTGATCTTGATTTACCGGCAATTAAACCGTATCAAAAAACTATGAAAGTAGTTATTCCGCATATGACGCCATTTGCTGCATGCAGATGGATTTGCAGTTCAATGTCAACTGATCTTGGTTTACCATATTTTTTATTTGCAACACTTAATGATAAAAACCTTCAATTACGATCTTTAGAAGAAATACTTAAAAATCCAGCATGGAATCAAGATTCACCATATCGATATTCTGCAGCATATAATCAAACATCGTCAGGTGTTGATGCTGATTTGAATGCGTTTAATGTAAGTGCATATACTTCACATAATAAAGAAAGCGTATTCAACTTAGTGAACTCCGGCGCTACTGCCGGTTCACGCTCAATTACTGATATGACGTCAGGTCAACTTATAAATTATGATTTTAATATAGATACTGTTTTTCAAGACTTATCAGAAATGCAAATTATTGATGACGATCATCAACCAGTATTTCATTCAAGGTATAGGTTTAATGGCAAAGAAATGAATGAATACAATAATTATAATGCTCATGGAATTATTGCTACTAATACTTATAATGGCGTAGCAAATATTCATGAAGAAACTTCTACTGGTGCATTTAAATTGGCTGCATCTAAGAGGGCTCTGAAAAGCATGATGATAAAAACTTCGATAAATATAAGAGTTCCTGGTATAATGTTTCTTACTGGAACTAATGCCAGTCTTGGAAGACAAATTGATTTTATGTATCCAGCAAATAATACAAGTGTAACTAACAGAGCTACGGCTGCTAGTGAAGATATAACGGATTCAAAAAGATCTGGTACATATGTAATATATACAACTAGACACCATTTTAATAATACTCAACATAATGTTGATATGAGTTGTGTAAAATTAGGAAATAGAAAATGAGTTTTTACGGCGACATACAAAGATGGTGGGTAGGAACTGTTGAAGAAGATAGTGGAAAGACGGATCCTAATGGACTTGGTAGATGTCTAGTACGTATTGATGGAATACACGGGCCCGATATATCCTTAGATGATCTTCCTTATGCTCAGACGATACTTCCTGCTACAGGAGGTGGTACATCTGGTATAGGTGAAAATCCACAATTATCAGCAGGTGCAAAAGTAATTGGATTCTTTTTAGATGGTGTGGCGTCACAGCTACCTGTGATATGGGGATTCTTGCCTCATACTGCTACTCCAAGTATTATTCAACAAGAAATTATAGCTAAAGAAAGAAGATCAATAATCCAAACTCATAGCCCCAAAGATTTTAGGCTCGAATCAAATAATATTAAAAACCCTTCCGTAACAAAATCTAATGTTGAAATAGCTATGGATTTTTTTATGTCTGGTAAAACAAAGCGCAAATATTCAAGGAAACAGGCAGCTGGTATTGTAGGAAACCTGATGCAGGAAAGTACAGCAGCTCTCGATCCAGTTATAA